CGACGTTGACGATGTACCCGCTAGGATATAGATGGGTTCATCCACACCTAGACGGTCAGCGATTTTTCTAACACGGCTTAACTCGGTTACAAACGTATCATTGTTGACGACCGTCTTACCAGCACGTTTAGCACCGTGAAGCCCACAAATAAACCAGTCATGATTCCAGATATAGTGCAATACATCCAGTTGTCGTTTGGTGTAGAACTTAGTCAAGTCCATCGCTCACAGCTCCTTTGATGATATCGAGGAAACCAGCGATTTTCTCATCTTGCCCCTCATCACCACCGATTTGTGACTTAAGCTTCTCAATCTCAAGTTGCAATTTTTCAGCTTGTTTAGCGGTTGGATAGCGTTTCAAGATTTCAGTAATAGCTTTGATAACCGTGTTGTTGTCAGCTTTCTTAGTCACTCGTTCGACTTCACCAGTGACTGGATTCATCATGAGGACTTCTTCATCACGCTTACCCCTTGCAATATCGGATAAGATAGACAAGGCTTCTTTAGCATCCATGATGTTCTCGCTGTGCATTTTCTCAACTTCGGCATCAATATAGCTCTTAATTTCAAGTTTTTTCAAGTTTTGCCCAGCGATTCGCCCAGCTGTCTTTTCGCTATATCCAGCATTGATAGCAGCTTGTGTTGCATTACCTAGCTTGATGTACTCGCTAGCAAATAATTTCTGTCGTTGATTTAGCCCAATATGTCCACCTCCTTCATTGCATAATAAAAAGACAACCCACAAAGTGAGCCGTCTTTGGATTTTCTTCGATAATATAATAATACCACTTCAAACAGTTGTTAGACACCGTGAATTAACCGTCAAAATACCGTTATTTCAACGTTCCACAACTAATTTGCCATCTCTATACAATTCTGCAAATGCTAGGATAGCATTATTAAGTAGCTCTTGAAAGGCTGTCCTTTCGAAACCGATTGCTTGGGCAATTTGCCAGTTTGGTTTCGGTGGGTATGCCAGATATTTCTCTATCAGTATTCTGCGATAGTCTGGACGATATAGCCCGCTAACTGCTTGCTCTATGGCTTCTAGCTCGTTCATAGCATCGACACGCCTAACTGCGATATTTTCCACTGGTCTACTCACTCCGCTGCCACCTCTTGGCATAAAAGTGAACTCTTGTGTAATCTTCTGCTCGGCGCTATCGTGTGCTATCTCTCGCCAGCGTGGATATTCTCGAAGTTTTCGCTTGCAACCTCTGATAGTTGCTTTCTCATCAATTTCCGGCAATAGCATTGTTCTGTCCTCTTTGGTATAATAGTAGTGTTGACTTTCAAAGAGTGCCGGCCATTGTGTCGGTCTTTTTTTGTTTAGCCCAAAAAACATTAAGAAGTTTTACAAGGGAAAGATAAATGTATTTGTTTTTGGGTTGTTTCTTGGGCCTTTTATCACCTCCTTTCTAGCCATCGACACCAGCAAGATCTTTGGCTTTTGATTAGTAATGCGATATCGATAAGAAAGAGGGTGTTTCACATCCTTTTTTCTTAAATTTGCTGGGTTTTGTTTGAGCAAGGTCTGTCAGCTTGCTCGATGTTGAAAAGTGTTCAAGCCACTAAAATCTATTTGTTTGTTTTTTAGTGTTTGACAGACAATGACTGGCAAAGGAGTCGAACCCTTGACAGCCTAGATATAGTGAAATCATTATCGGGGATATTCCCCTTTCGTTTTTGAAATAATACAAGAATTAAGTCGGATGAATTATGGAGATTTCTGACCTATATCTATTGCAGGCATACGCCTTGGATAATCACGCCACCAGTAATGCGTTTTAGATTTGTAAACAAAGTGTAAAAGGATTCCTCGATTCTATAACTTATTATTTACTGGATTTTGGTGCATCCACGACCAGTCACGCTTCTGCTGATTTGAATGAAAAGAAATCAAAAGGCTCCTCTTTTCCGTATATAGATTGACTGGTAATAGCCAGCGAGGGAGTCGAACCCTCACTAGCTACACACCTAGAGCGTAGGCTTTATATAAGGCTTTTCTGACAGCGATTTTATCCATGCCTGTCTTGCCTTTGGTGCGATATTCAAGCATAATGCGGTCAGCATCGTCATCCAGCTTATCGGGCCAGTCATAATGATTGAAAACAAAATCAACAATTTCGCTGAATAGTTTCCTTGATAGCATCCCTTCCATTTGAATCGCTTTCAATGGCGTTAAGGCAGCTTTCTCCGCATAGCAACACTTGAGGGCGTTTTGGACTTTGTTAGCTTTTTTCTTGTCGCACCCCTTGACGCTCCTAATGTATAAATTTAGGTCGTTAGGGTGTTCCTTGCGCAGCCCTTCCACTTCCTCACGAAACTGCTTGAATAAATCCGGTGGAAGTCCCGCATTGGTTTTATCCAAGAATGGGCGCGTGGTTTTACCTCTTGTGTAGTGTTGTGACAGATATGCTTTAAGGTCATGATATAGCTCATCAGAAATAATGCCTTCTAATCTATCAACTGTTTGAGGTGAGATCCTCGCACGTTCAACGACTGCACTGTTGAGTGCTTGCAAAATGATAATCGCTTGTTTCTCACTGCACTGTCTCACTTTTTGGAAATGTTGCTTGTAATCTCTCAGATGTGCTAGTTTTAGCGCTACACGCTCATTGACTAACCGTTGATGTAATTCCTTGGTCAGTCCTGCATATTTGTAGGTTTTGCTCATGAGCCTACCTCTACCAATCCTGGATTTTCGTAGATTCTATTTCTAATAGTTGACCAATCGCACCCGTAATGTGATGCAATCCAATTTATTGATTTACCTTCGATCAAGAATGTTTTTAACTCTTCTAATGGGATTGAAATGCGCTTTTTCATTTTTAAGCCTTTTCTATTATGATTTGCCATGCTTATTTTTCTCCTGTGAGACTCTGAAAAAACACGTCCTTTATTATGTTTGCTATTATGAGCTTTATTCAATATCAAAGATAAATTTTCTTTTCTTGCATCTAACTTATTCTCATTCAAATGATGTACGCTATATTCAAATGGAATTCTTGTTCTTAGCCAATATTGCATTAAAAGCCTGTGCACATGAATCTTTTCGTTATGGATTGAAACGGCAGGGTAGCGACCGTGCAAATATATTTTTTTCTTGCTTAAAGAAGGTTTTTTCTGATACCACAGAATTGCCTTTTCTAATTCAGAATAATCAACAAGACACTTACATTCATTGTTGAACTCAATTTTCTTCTGTATTTTCAACGTCAAGTAACTCACCGTCCTCCCATATATTCCCGATGACTGCGAACGCCACTGAATCATCTTCTAGCAACTCTACCATCGGGACATCTTCGTTGTCTTCGAAAACATGGAACATTAAAATGCCTATCTTTCTATTTTGGAAAACTTTTGCATTTATCGGCGTTTCAACGTCTTCCACCTCTATAGCAATAATATCCCCCTCAAAGATTTCCTTGCCATTCTTGTCTCTGAGCCCAGTTGATTGCATTAAAACACAGTCGTTGCTCTTGCACATCCAAGTGATAGCGTCTCCAATGAAATCAAACTCACCCTTGTAGAAATGTATCTCTTCCACATCTACCATTTCTTTATCTTCTTTAAGCCACGCTCTAAATCTTAACAAAACCACCACGCTCCTCCCATTTTTCTTTGGCATGAAGTCTTGAGTGTTCCGAAAATGACATCAATTCAATATTTTCGGGACTATTATCTAGTTTATTTTCATTTACATGATGTGCAACTTCATTATTTTTCAAAAACCTTCCTAATTTATTCTCCAATACTAATCTATGTTTTCCAACATACCCTGATTTCATGGCATTGGGGTGTTCAGGCATGTAAATGTATTCATATCCACTAATAATGACGCTCTTTTTATAAGACCTTCTCCTAACACCTAACTGTGAGCAAGATTGACTGCACGCAGTTAATCTGTTACCTTCCCCTGTTGGTCTAATAACAAGAGATCCACATTTAGGACATTTGAATAATGAACAATACTCTAACCTTTTTCTGTTGTTGATTCTCATTCTTCCTAACCTCTTGATTAGTATCATTGCCCTCTCTCCTTCAAATAGCTAGGGATATCATCCCCAACATTAACGCTATCATACTGCTCCTTGCTTACTAGGAATTTGCCGTAAGCCCCACAATCAATAGTGTAGAGTTTACCGACCATTTCCTTGCCGGTGATTTTTCCATGCAATACAGTGGCGTTGTCAGCCTTATGCACGACAATGGCTTCTACTGGTCTATTAACCACTCGTAGAACAGTGGTCACGTTAATCGCTAGCGATACCACTAGTAGAATCGTGGCTATCGTTAGATCTTTATGTTTCATAAATGCCTCGCTATTTCTTTGATTACGTTAACGGTCACGCTATTGCCTGCTTGCTTGTATAGCTGACTGTTGCTATTTACTTCTTGCGCCTTGTCAAACGCCCAATCTGGAAAACCTTGCAATCTCCAACACTCTCT